TGTCGGATGCTGATGTCGCATACGACACGGCGTGCGACAACCAAGTAACCTACGGCGAAGGCTATATTCGCCTCTTGACGGAATACTGCAACGAAGAGACGTTCGATCAGGACATCCGCATCGCCCGCGTCAGAAACGCGTTCAGCGTCTACATGGACCCGACCATCCAAGACCCGTGCGGCGCGGATGCTAAGTGGTGCTTCGTCACCGAAGACATCCTGAAATCCGAATATGAAGAGATGTTCCCCGACGCGACGCCGATTTCGACGATCATGGCGCAAGGCGTCGGCGACGAAAGCATGTCGCAGTGGCTTGCAGAAGACACGATCCGCATCGCCGAGTATTTCTACTACGAAACCGACCGGACAACTCTGCACCTGTACCCTGACGGCCAGACGGCGTTCACGCGCACGGCCAAGGACAAGCAGTTGATGTCGATCTACGGCGCGCCCATCCGCAGCCGCGACGTTGTTCGCAAAAAGGTCATGTGGATGAAGACCAACGGCTTTGACGTGCTCGAAGAGCGCGAATGGCCGGGCAAATGGATACCTGTCGTCCGTGTCATCGGCAACGAATGGGAAGTCGAAGGTCAGGTCTACATTTCGGGCCTTGTGCGCAACGCCAAGGACGCACAGCGCATGTACAACTATTGGGTAAGCCAAGAGGCCGAAATGCTCGCCTTGGCCCCCAAAGCGCCGTTTATCGGCTATGGCGGCCAGTTCGAAGGCTACGAAATGCAGTGGAAGACTGCCAATACGACCAACTGGCCGTATTTGGAGGTCAATCCTGACGTTACAGACGGCGCTGGCAACACGCTGCCGCTTCCGCAGCGTGCACAGCCCCCGCTGCCCCAGACAGGGCTTATTCAGGCTAAAATGGGCGCCTCTGAGGACATCAAGGCCACCACAGGCCAGTATGACGCCTCGCTGGGCGAACAGGGCAACGAGCGGTCTGCAAAGGCCATTATCGCCCGCGAAAAGCAGGGTGATGTCGGAACGTACCACTACGTTGACAATCTGGCCCGTGCGATCCGTCACATCACGCGTCAGATTGTCGATCTGATCCCCAAGATTTACGACACGCAGCGCATCGCACGCATCATCGGCGTCGATGGTGATGTCAGCATGGTCAAGATGGACCCGACACAGGCCGAGCCTGTACGCGAAATCCGTGACATGCAGACCGGCGCGCTGATCGAAAAGGTCTACAACCCGACCGTCGGCACCTACGACGTGATGGTCACGACCGGCCCCGGCTACATGACCAAGCGTCAGGAAGCCTTGGACGCGATGAGCCAGATTTTGCAGTCGAACCCGCAACTTTGGCCGGTGGCTGGTGATCTGTTCATCAAGAACATGGATTGGCCCGGCGCGCAGGAAATGGCCGAACGCTTCAAGAAAATCCTTGACCCGCGGGTGCTGTCTGAAGGCGATCAATCGCCCGAACTGATGCAGGCGCAGCAGCAAATTCAAGCTATGACCGAAGAACTGAACCGCGTCGCTGACATCATGGCGAACATCCAAGATGGCGCGGAACAGCAGAAAATCGAGATCGAACGCTACAAGGCTGAGATCGACGCCTACAACGCGGAAACCAAGCGTATCGCGTCGGTGCAAGATAGCATGACACCTGAACAAATTCAGGATATAGTCATGGGTACGATTGCTGCCGCGCTAGATACCGGCGATCTGATCGGCGGTGCGCCTGAAATGCGGGAAATGCCCGAGATGGAAGCGCCCGAAATGATGCCGCCTGAAGCACCTGAAATGATGCCACCGGCGCCTCAAATGGTGCCCGAACAACCCGAAATGCCCGAAGGAATGGCCGAAAATGAGCAAATGTAACGAATTTGTTGGGATGCTGTTTCTGGCGCGCGATGTCGCGCATTCGGCGCATCTGAACACGCGCAGCTACGCCAAGCATCAGGCTTTGGGCAGCTTTTACGACGAAATCATTGATTTGGCTGACAAATTTGCCGAAGCCTATCAGGGTAAATATGGCCTAATCGGTCCGATTGCGCTCATGTCGGCCAAGAAAACGAACAACGTCGTGGAATTTCTTGAGGGTCAGGTCGATGATCTGATGACTATGCGGTATGTGGTGGTTGATAAGGAGTGCACGCCGCTCCAGAACATCATCGACGAGATTTTCGGTTTGTATTATAGCACGCTCTACAAACTGAAGTTTTTGGCCTAAAGGCGGGATTAAAAGATGACGATTAGCCTCAAACATACTTTTCAATCCACCAAACCGGACGGTGTTGATACCGCCCTAGTCCAGCCGTCAAACTGGAATGACGAGCACACGCTTACGGTTGCCACCAACAAGCTGATTGGCCGCGCGACCGCAGGTACCGGCGCTGCTGAAGAGATCGCTATCGGCACGGCGCTGTCGGTGTCCGGTGGGACGCTGGCCGTCACGACGGTGCCTGTCGCTAATGGCGGTACTGGCGCTAACACGCTGGCGGCTAACAACGTTATTCTTGGCAACGGCACCAGCGCAGTGCAAACTGTTGCGCCGGGCACAATCGGAAATGTTTTGACCAGCGATGGCACGACGTGGATTTCGCAAGCCGGCGCCGGTGGGTCTAGCGTTGCAGAATTTACGTCATCCGGCACATGGACAAAACCCGCCGGCGCTAAGTTTGTCATGGTTGAGTGCTGGGGGGCGGGCGCCGGCGGCGGTTCGGGTCGGCGCGGCGCGGCAGGCACTACTCGCGGCGGCGGCGGCGCAGGCGGCGGCGGTTCGTACACTTATCGCGTGTTTAACGCTTCTGATCTCAGCGCAACTGAGACGGTCACTATCGGCGCAGGCGGGACAGGAGGTGCTGCAAGAACTGCTGACAACACCGATGGGGCTTCTGGAACAAACGGCGGTGATACGTCTTTTGGGACTAAACTAGTTGCTTATGGCGGGTTTCCGGCTACTGGCGGCGGCTCCGGGTTTGGGGGTGGAGGCGGCGCAGGCGCCGGCGTTTTATCTGTAGCTGCCAACATAAACTCTGGGGGTGAGCCTAAACTTACCCATCCTGTCACAGGTCAATTTGGTGGCGCTTCCGGTAACGGTCTGCCTGCCGGTTTTGGCGGCGCTTCAGGCGGATATGGCGGCGGTAACAATGGCGGCACTCAAGGCGGCTCATCATATCAAGGCGGTGCCGGCGGCGGCGGCGGTGCCGGTATCAGTAGCGCTAATGTTGCGTTTAACAGCTTTGCTGGTGGTTCGCGGACCGGGGACAGCGGCGGCGGCGGTTCTGGCGGCGTGTCCGGGGGTTCCGGCGGTGATGGCGTGTCTTTGGGTTTTGGCGGCGGCGGCGGTGCAAGCACGCTGGCTGGCGCTGGCGGTTCTGGAGGCACCGGCGGCATCGCGGGCGGCGGCGGCGGCGGCGCAGGGTCCCTGAACGGAAATAATTCAGGCGCCGGCGGCAATGGCGGCAACGGCTTTGTCCGTGTTTACACTTGGTAAAGGTTATGAATATGCGGTATGCAATTGTTGAGAACGCCAAAGTCGTAAATATCGCTATTTCTGACGCGCCGTTGGAAAGCAATTGGATTGCCAGCGACACGGCGGCTATCGGCGATGAGTATAAAAACGGCCAGTTTTCGCCGCCTGCGCCTGACTATGACGCTCAATGGGCGCTTGTCCGCGCAGAACGCAACGCCAAGCTGGCTGCCAGCGATTGGACGCAGCTTAACGACGCGCCGGTCGATCATTCGGCTTGGGCGATCTACCGTCAAGAGTTGCGGGACATTACGACCCAATCTGACCCATTCAACATCCAATGGCCCACCCCGCCAGCGGAGTAGACGACCCCCGGTATATGAGGTATACCGTCAACAATTTATTAGGTGCGAGGCTTAAACATGGAACTTCTTCGACCGCTTGACGACACAAACTTTCCGGGCCGCACCGTTGCGTACACCGGTACTGCCGGCTCGACAACGGCTTGGAACGCCGGTCCTCAAGGTGTTGTTATCTGGAGCAGCACTGACGCTTACGTTACGGTTGGCGAAGGTGCTACCGCTACAACGAGCAGCACGCCCATTCCGGCTAACACGCCTGTTCCGTTTGTTGTGCCAAAAGGCACTGGCGCCCCGTGGCGCGTCAGCGCTATTCAGGTGGCTTCTGGCGGAAACCTGTACGCAAAGCCGATCAACATCCAATGAGTTTTGGCATCCCCGTCCGTAACGGCTTAGGTATCGGCCTGAAGGCGGCGCTTTCCTTGGCTACGCAAGGACGCAGCGTGCCAACCGGCCCTTACAGCGCTGACTATTTGGTTGTTGCGGGCGGCGGTTCTGGCGGTTCTGCGGGGGTTAACTCAGGCACAGGCGGCGGCGGTGCCGGCGGCCTTCTTACCGGCACGTCTACCCTTACGCCAACCACCGTCTACACGATTACGGTCGGCGCGGGCGGGGCTTCGCCCGGCACGACCGCTGCCGGTAACAATGGTAATGACTCCAGCGCTCTAGGCGTTACCGCAACAGGTGGCGGGGGCGGCGGCTCTTCATCTAACGGTTTTTCCGCCATAAACCCTAAAACGGGTGGTTCCGGGGGCGGCGCCGGGGGCTTTTACGGCGCCAGTGTTGCGGGTGCTGCGGGCACTTCCGGTCAAGGTAACGCAGGCGGCGCATCTTCTGGAAGCACAACAGTTTCTCGCGGCCAAAACGGCGGGGGCGGGGGTGGTGCAAGCGCGGTCGGCGTAGCGGGTACTGACCCCAACGCTGGCGCGGGCGGTGCGGGTACAGCCAGCACGATCACAGGAACTTCAGTTACTTACGCTGGCGGCGGCGGGGGCGGTAAGCGCACTGCCGGTACCGGTTCAGCGGGCGCTGGCGGTGCGGGCGGTGGTGGTGCTGGCGGTAACGAAGCTAACGGCTCGGCAGGGACGGCCAACACGGGCGGCGGCGGCGGCGGTTGCGGCACTGGCGACACCAACATCTTCCGCACAGGCGGCAGCGGCGGTTCCGGGGTTGTCATTTTGGCTGTCCCAACCAACCGCTATACTGGCGTGACAACAGGCTCCCCGACCGTCACGACCAGCGGCGCTAACACGATCCTTACCTTTACTTCGTCTGGGAGTTACACGGCATGAGCCACTTCGCTAAAGTCGAAGACGGCATCGTCACCGAAGTGCTCGTCATCGAACAAGATGTCATCGACAGCAAGATTTTTGGCGATCCGGCCATGTGGGTGCAGACATCGTACAACACCTTGGCAGGTAAGCACCCTGAAGGGCGCCCCTTGCGCAAAAACTTTGCCGGCGTTGGCTACACTTATGATCCGGTGCGCGATGCGTTCATCCCGCCGCAGCCCGATCCTTCATGGGTGTTAAACGAAGATACATGCTGTTGGGAAGCGCCTGAAGCGCAAGACTAACAGCAGATATTGTCAAGCTACAAATTTACATGTAGTTTGTTCACTAACCGTACCGGCGAGGCACACCGGGAACTCTTAGGAGTTAAACATGGACGAGAATGTCCCTTTTGAAGCGGAAACGCCCGCGCCGGAACTGGAAACCACGGCGGCTCCAGAACCCGTTGAAACCGAAACGCCGGAAGAACAGGCTGCCGATCAGGAAGCTACCAAGACCTTCACACAGGAGGAACTGGACGCAATTGTCGGTAAGCGGCTTGCACGAGAACAGCGCAAATGGGAGCGCGAACAGCAGCGTCTTGCGGAAATAGAGGCCCAGCGTAGCTATACGCCAGACCTTAACCCGGAAGACTTTCTGTCCGTCGAAGAATACGCAGAGGCTTTGGCCGAACGTAAGGCGGAAGAATTGTTGCAGCGGCGGACAACCGCCAAGCAACAAGCTGAAATGCTGGAAGCCTATCACGAGCGTGAAGAGCAGGCGCGGGACAAGTACGACGACTTCGAACAGGTCGCCTACAACCCGAACCTTCCCGTCACCGAAGCGATGGCTCAAAGCATTCAAGCGTCGGATATTGGCCCGGATGTCCTTTATTGGCTGGGGTCTAATCCACGCGAAGCTGATCGTATTGCCCGACTTAGCCCTATTCTCCAAGCGAAAGAAATCGGAAAGATTGAGGCCGCTATGTCCTCAAATCCGCCGGTTCGAAAGACTTCAACCGCCCCGGCACCGATTGCACCTGTCACGGCACGCTCCAACGGAGCACCGCGGTATGACACCACCGACCCTCGCTCGACTAAGTCGATGAGCACGTCGGAATGGATCGAAGCGGAACGGCAGCGGCAGATCAAGAAGTACGAGGCACAACGTAACCGCTAATTTGGGATTTTAACCATGTCTAACAGCATTCTTACTATTGACATGATCACGCGGAAGGCTCTCGAAATCCTCGAGAACAACCTCGTGCTCACCCGTAACGTAAACCGCCAGTATGACGACAGCTTTGCCGTCGAAGGCGCGAAGATCGGCTCCACCCTGCGTATCCGTCTGCCTGACCGTGCTCTGGTCACCGACGGCGCGGCTCTTCAGGTGCAGGACGACAACGAGCAGTTCACAACGCTGACCGTTGCCAACCAGAAGCACATCGGCGTGAACTTCACGACCGCTGAAATGACCATGCAGTTGGACGACTTCGCTGACCGCGTTCTCAAGCCGCGTATCTCGCAGCTTGCCGCCAGCATCGACGCTGACGTTGCGAACGCGTTCAAGTCCATCGGCAACTCGGTCGGCACGCCCGGCACGACGCCGGCGACTTCGGCTGTTCTTCTCGCTGCCCAGCAGAAGCTGAACGAAAACGCCGCTGTCATGTCGCCGCGCTACGCGACGGTTAACCCGGCTGCCAACGCTGGCCTCGTCGAAGGTCTGAAGGGTCTCTTCAACCCGACTGACACGATCAGCAAGCAGTTCAAGAACGGCATGATGGGCACCGGCGTGCTTGGTTTCGAAGAAATCAACATGTCGCAGTCGATCAAGCAGTTCACCACCGGTTCGCGTACCGCGACCGGCGGCACGACCTCGGCTGCCGTCACCACCGAAGGCGCGACGACCATCGCCATCACCGGCGCTGGCGCGAACGCTACCGTCAAGGCTGGCGACGTGTTCACCGTGGCTGACTGCTTGGCTGTCAACCCGCAGACCCGTGAAAGCACCGGTTCGCTGTTCCAGTTCGTCGCGCTTGCCGACGTTACGCTGAACGGCTCGGGCGCTGGCAACATCACCGTGGCTCCGATGTATTCGGCTGATCACGCGCTTGCCACGGTCAAGGCTCTGCCGGGCAACAGCAAGGCAATCGTGTTCGTTGGCGCTGCCAGCAGCGAATATGCTCAGAACCTGATCTACCACAAAGACGCTATCACCTTCGCCACGGCTGACTTGCTTATGCCGCAGGGCGTCGACATGGCGTCGCGTCAGGTTCACAACGGCATCTCGCTCCGCGTTGTTCGTCAGTACGACATCAACAACGACCGCCTGCCGTGCCGTATTGACGTTCTGTACGGCTACAGCACGATCCGTCCGCAGATGGCTTGCCGTCTCTGGGGCTAAACTAATCTGGCCCCCGGTTCGCCGGGGGCCAATCAATTGAAAGGAAATTATCATGGCTCTTCCTAACGGTGGCGGCGGTTATCAGGTCGGTACGGGCAACCTCGACGAACCTCTGATCGACGCAATTCCCGCTCCGGTGTCTGTCACGGCTACGGCTACGCTGACCCCGGCTCAGGTTCTTAATGGCCTGATCCTCGCCAACAGCGGCATCACCGCCTCGCAGACCTACACGCTGCCGACGGTGGCGGACCTCGAAGCTGCTTTGTCCAACTCGGACAAGGTGGGCACGTCGTTCACGTTCCGCGTTGTCAACCTCGGCACGTCGTCGGGCACCGCGGTCATTGCGGCCGGCACAGGCTGGACGGTTACAGGTTCGCTGACGATGACGGTTCCCGTCACGGCCGGCGCGGCCTTTGTCGCCCGTAAAACGGCTACTGGCGCGTGGACCCTTTACCGCGTTGTCTAACGTAATTCCGCCCCGGCAGAGATGTCGGGGCGGTTTTCCGAAGAAGCCACGCTAAGGATTTTTTATGGCTGTCATCTACATGGTCCATCCGAAACACGGCGCAAAGGTCGCCATTTCGGAAGAAGAAGCGATTTCTGATGAAATGTTCGGCTGGATGCGGTATGAACTCGACGAGGCAGCTTCGGAAGAAGCAGTAACCCCGCCGGCGCCGCGACCCAGCAAGCGCCGACGTGCAGCGCAGGATGGCTAAGAATGGCGACGGCTGGCGACATCATTAACGGTTCTTTGCGGCTTCTCGGCGTTCTTGCCGAAGAAGAAACGCCTTCGGCAGCCACAGCGCAAGACGCGCTGACTGCCATGAACCAGATGATTGATAGCTGGAACACTGAACGTCTGTCGGTGTTTTCTACGCAGGATCAAGTCTTCACTTGGCCGGCCGGTCAGCTTAACCGCACGCTTGGCCCCAGCGGCGACTTTGTCGGCAACCGTCCGGTCTTGCTGGACGACGCGACGTATTTCAAAGACCCCGGCACTGGCGTCAGCTACGGCATCAAATTTATCAACCAGCAACAGTATGACGGGATCGCGGTCAAGACCGTGACTTCGACGTACCCGCAGGTCATCTTCGTCAACAACACCTACCCCAATGTTGACATGTTCGTTTATCCGCGTCCGACGCGTGATCTGGAATGGCATTTCATTTCGGTTGAGGAACTGACGCAGCCCGCGCTGCTTGACACCGTGCTGTCGTTCCCGCCGGGCTATCTCCGCGCTTTCCGCTATAACTTGGCGTGCGAACTGGCGCCTGAGTTTGGCGTTGAACCGTCGCGGCAGGTGCAGCGGATCGCTATGACATCCAAGCGCAACCTGAAGCGGATCAACAATCCTGACGACATCATGTCTATGCCGTATAGCCTCATCGCTACGCGGCAACGGTACAACATCTACGCCGGGAATTACTAATGAAGACGCCCATACTCGGCAGCGCGTATGTGGCCCGCTCGGTAAACGCCGCGGACGCGTCTATGGTGAACTTGTTCCCAGAAGTCGTACCGGAAGGCGGCATGGAGCCTGCTTTCCTTCAGCGGTGCCCCGGCTTGCTGCGTCACAACATCGTAGGTACCGGCCCGATCCGCGGCCTCTGGGCGCACCAGACGCGCGGCGAGGACTTCTACGTCGTCTCTGGGTTCGAAGTCTACAAAATGACCAGCTTGGACGCGACGCCCATCAAACTGGGCGATGTGACCGGCACTGGCCCCGTGTCCATCGCGGATAACGGCACGCAAATCTTTTTCGCGTGCAACCCGGACGCGTACATTTACGACGAAAGCACGAACACCTTCGGTCAGATCACCGACCCGGACTTCCCCGGCGCGGCGACCGTCGGCTATCTTGACGGCTATTTCGTGTTTAACGAACCGGATAGCCAGCGCATCTGGGTCACGCAAATCCTTGATGGTACGCAGATCGACCCGCTGGATTTTGCCAGCGCTGAAGGCAGCCCAGACGGCGTTGTCGGTCTGATTGTTGACCACCGCGAGTGCTGGGTCTTTGGGACCGACAGCACCGAAGTCTGGTACAACGCGGGCGGCCCTGACTTTCCGCTGGCGCCGATCCAAGGCGCGTTCAACGAAATCGGCTGCGTCGCACCGGCATCCATCGCCAAGATGGATAATACGGTGTTCTGGTTGGGCGCTGACGCGCGCGGCCAAGGCATCATTTATCGGGCCATCGGGTACAACGCGCAGCGTATTTCGACGCACGCCATCGAATGGCGCATTCAGAACTATAAAAACATGTCTGACGCGGTAGCATACACCTACCAGCAAGACGGGCATTCGTTCTACGTCATCTCTTTCCCGACGGCTAATGAGACGTGGGCGTTCGACGCTGCGACAAACGCATGGCATCAGCGGTCGTCTTATGCAGAGCGCGCCGTCATCGAAGGCGCGTTCGAGCCTACTGCGTTTGAACCGACAGCGTTTTTCGCCACAACGTACATCAACCCGGCCAGCATTAACGGCGACTTTGCGCGGCATCGCAGCAATTGCCAGTGCAATTTCCAAGGCAATATCGTCGTCGGCGATTACGACAACGGCAACATCTATACGCTCGACCCGGACGTGTACGAGGACAACGGCGTCGCGCAGCGCTGGCTGCGGTCGTGGCGCGCGCTGCCGACCGGCCAGAACAACCTGCGCCGCACGGCGCACCATTCGCTTCAACTAGAGTGCGAGACAGGCGTCGGGCAGTCTACAGGCTTTGCGCAAGACCCGCAGGTCATGCTGCGCTGGTCGGATGACGGCGGTCATACATGGTCGAACGAGCACTGGGCGTCGATTGGCAAGATCGGTGCAACCAACACCCGCGTCATGTGGCGGCGGCTTGGGATGACGCTCAAGCTGCGTGACCGCGTGTACGAAGTGTCAGGCAGCGATCCGAACCGGATTTACATCACCGGGGCGGAATTGCTGTTAAGCGGTACCAATGGCTAACGATAATCTTACCAACATCCCCGCGTCTCGCGTCCCGATTACGGACCCGAAAAGCGGGTTTGCGACCCGCGAATGGTATCGGTACTTTTTTAACGTCTTTGAGGCGCTGGGCGGCGGCCAAGCCAACTCAGCGGCCAGTTCTGCTTTCGGGCAAGACTTGGCGCCGGCTTACACGCCGCAGGTCGTGCGCAAACGCCACGGCGTGTTTTACGACACGGCGACCCAGACAGCCGCTGCGATCAACACGGCATATCCCATCACGATAAACTCCACGACCATCAGCGACGGCGTCTATATCGGGACGCCCACGTCGCGAGTTTACGTTGACCGCATCGGGACGTACAACTTTCAGTTTTCGCTCCAACTCACAAGCGCAAGCAGCAGCGCCAAAAACGTCTTTATCTGGTATCGTCAAAACGGCGTTGACGCTGCAAATTCCGCGACAGTCGTGACGCTAGTCGGTAATAACGCAGCGGCTGTTGCAGCATGGAATTTTGTGCTAGAAATGAAAGCTGGCGATTATTTTGAACTGGTTTGGTCTACTAACGATACATCGTGTCAGATAACGGCATCGGCGGCGTCTGCACCTGTACCGGCAATCCCGTCCGTTATTTTGACGGTAACGGACAACATTAACTGAGGCTGCGAATATGGCTGTTCTTGCTCCTGCTCCTAAAGCGCAATTCTTTGACGCAAACGGTAACCCGTTGGTCGGCGGCAAGGTCTATACCTATGCAGCCGGCACGACCACACCGTTGGCGACGTTTACCGACGCGTCGGCTTCGACGCCCAACACGAACCCGGTCATTCTCGACGCCCGCGGCGAGTGCAATTTGTGGTTCTCGACCGCGACCAGCTACAAGGTCATCTTGAAGAACAGCGCTGATGTGACGCAATGGAGCGTCGATAACATCGTGACTTACGGCACGCTGGCGTCGCAGAACTTCAACAACGTCGATATTACGGGCGGCATCATCACCGGCGTCACCGCAACGTTTAACTTAACTGGCGATGTGTCGGGCAACGCAGGCACCGTAACCAACGGCGTTTACTTGACGGCGACCCAGACACTGACGAACAAAACGCTGACGGACATCGCCACGACATCGACCATCGAAGACCCCAACGGTACGGGCCATGTCATCGGCTATCGCAAACTTCCGCAGAGCCTCAACACCACGGCAACCGCGGGCGATGTCGGCAAACAGCTTTACGTTGGCGCGACGACGACGATCCCGTCGGGCGTCTTCACAGCGGGCGACCATTTCCTCATCATCAACAGCACCAGCGGCAGCATCACGATCACACAAGGCGCGGGCACGACGCTGCGTCTGGTCGGCACTGCGACCACGGGCAGCCGCACGCTGGCTGCTTACGGTGTTGCAACAGTTAATTGCGTCGGCAGTGAAACCTTCTATGTTTCCGGCGTAACTTGATAAGGTGCTCTTATGCCTATTGTCGCCAAAAATATCATTCCGGCCAAGAACGCTGAAAACACCCAGACGACGCAATACGTCGCCACGGGCGTCACGACCATTATCGACAAGTTCACCGCGACTAACTTTAGCAGCGGCGCGGTGAACATGAGCGTCAACTTGGCGTCGGTCGGTGAGGCTACAGGCAACAGCAACTTGATCGTCAAGACCATCGCGCTGCAAGCCGGCGAGACGTACACGTTCCCTGAGATCGTGGGCCACGTCCTGCCGCCGGGCGGCTTTATCTCTACACTGGCGTCCGCCGCTGCGGCCGTCAACATCCGTGCGTCTGGCCGCGAGATTAGCTAATGCGTCATTTCCTACGCTTGGTAGAAGGGCTGGACGTTACCCGCGTCCTGCGCGAACTGGCTACGCAGCCTGAACTCTGGGACCAGAACACGCTGCGCACCGCTCACCCAGAGACAGCCCACGGCGATGTTAGCGACATCTGGCTGTGGTTTAACGAACTGCCCGACGATCCATCAGGCGTCATCAACGACATCCAGACCGTCCCCTACCCGGGTTGGGCTGCGCTGCCCGCACTGCGTCGGCTGGTGCTGGACCTGATCCACCGCGTCGATGGCGTCCAGTTGGGCCGCTGCATCGTCACGCGTCTGCCGCCGGGCGGCATCATCACGCCGCACGTCGATCAGGGCGCACCGGCTGAGTTTTACACCCGCTATCAGATCGCCTTGCAATCGCTTCCCGGTGCGTTGTTCCACTGCGAAGACGAGACGGTCAATTTTCAAGGTGGGGAGATTTGGTGGGTTAACAATCGCGTAACACATTCTGTTGTGAATAACAGCGCAGATGATAGGATCGTCTGTGTTGTTGACATCAGGAGCGCATAATGATTACCGCACAAGTCGAGGATTGGGCGACGTTCATCCAAGAGGCACAGCCGATGCTGCCGCTGCATTGGGAAGAACTGGCGCTCAACAAAGATAAAGTTCCGCTAGACCCGCAATACGAACTGTATGATATGCGCGACGCGGCGGGTCAGGTCATGGTTGTGACGCTGCGTGAAGCGGGCCGTTTAGTGGGGTATTTCATTGGTTTTGTAGCGCCGGGGCTGCATTATAAGACCTGTCTGACGCTCACAATGGACATCTTTTGGACCCACCCAGACATTCGTGGTGGTTTTGGTGGCGTAAAACTCTTTCGCGAAGTTGAAAAAGAAGCTAAAAGACGCGGTGTGCACCGTATCTTTTACGGTTCTAAATTACATAAGGACGCTTCGAGGCTGTTTGAATTTCTAAAATTTGAGCCTGTCGAGACGTACTATTCGAAGTGGATCGGAGACTGACATGGTCGCAGCAGCAGTAATCGGGGCCGTAGCCACTACCGGCACAGGCATTTATGCGTCTAGCAAGGCGGCTAGTGCGCAGAAGAAAGCCGCTGACAAAGCTGCCGCTGCGCAGACAGAAGCCGCCGAAAAGGCGTTACTCGCGCAAAAGGAAGGTACGGCTGAAGCCCGCAAGGCCGCTGAAGAAGCGTCCGCTAAAGCACAGGCCGCGCAGGAGGCAGCGTTTAGGGACACGCAGGGGCTGTACGGCGAAGCGTCGTTGGGCGCGCAGAATGAATATGAGCGCACCTATCAGGGCATCGCAGATCAATACCAGCAAGCATATGACACTGCCAACCAAGCGCAACTGGACGCATTCAACCGCGCCAACGCCGCGCAGTACAACGCTTACGGCCAGCAGATTGGCTTCCAGCAGCCCTATCGCGAAGCGGGCCTGACCGCACAGCAGCAGATCATGCAGTTGATGGGGCTTGGCGGCGATCAGGGCGGCGCTGAGTTTGGCGCGTATGCACGGCCCTTCGGCGTCGATCAGTTTGAACAAGACCCCGGCTACGCTTTCCGGCAGCAGGAAGGTATGCGTGCGCTGGAGCGCAGCGCCGCCGCGCGCGGTGGTCTGTTGTCAGGCAACATGCTGAAGGGCGTCCAGCGCTTCGGTCAGGACTTGGCAAGCCAAGAATATCAGAACGCATTTAACCGCTACCAGCAAGAGCGCGCGGCCCGTCTGGGCACGCTTCAAGGTTTGTCGGCGTCGGGCCAGAGCGCGTCCAACGTCATGACCAACGCCGCAGGGCTTTTCGGCCAGCAACAGGCGCAAAACGCACAGGCTTATGGTCAACAGCGTGCGCAGGGTGCGCAGACCTTCGGGCAGCAGATGGCGCAGAACCGCAGCAACCTTGGCGCGCAAACGACGTCCAACATTCTGGGCCTTGGCAATCAGCTTGCCGCTAACCGGTACAACCTTGGTCAATCGACGGCGCAGAACGCGTACAACGTC